ATGAACATTTCCCACTTAGTAGAGAAAATTAAGAAGGGAGATAACAAATCATTTGAAAAGCTCTACAAGCTTACAGAGCGTGAAGTGTGGTTTACTTGTATCAGCTTTTTAAAGAACGAAACAACCGCACAGGACATTATGCAAGAAACTTACATAACGGCTTTTTTAAAAATCCAATCTTTGGAAAAATCATCACAAATCAGAAGTTGGCTTAACAGAATTGCCGTTAATAAGTGCAAAAATTATTTGAAAGGTAAAGGTGAAATCCAACTGGACGATGAAATTTTTGAAAATCAGGCAATAGTTGACGAGCGTATATCAATTCCCGAAGAATACATTTCAGACAAGGCAAAGAGAGAAATTATTCTTTCGATTATGCAGGAAGTACTGTCCGATGTTCAGTATCAGACAGTGGTTATGCATTATTTTAATGAAATGACTGTTGATGAAATCGCAGAAGTCTTTGAATGTTCAAGGGGTACTGTGCTTTCAAGGCTCAACTATTCAAGAGCAAAGATGAAAACCGCAATTGAAGATTACGAAAACAAAAGCGGTGACAAGCTTCACGGTGTTGTTGTTGTACCTTTCTTTACAACTATTTTCAAGGAAGAAGCAAAGAGCCTTGCAGTACCGAACATTACAATCAAGCTCCCGAACGGACAGACACTTGCAACATCTGCAACAAAAGGCTTTGCGACAGGTGCAAAGTCAACAGTTTCATCTATCGTAAAGGCAACAGCAACTGCGACAGTAAAAACCAAGGTAATTGCCGTTGTCTGCGGTGCTACAATACTTGCAGGCATATCAGCAGTCGGCATAAGCATTCTTGCAGGCTGTAACGCTGAGAAAGAACCGACAGAACCGTCAGTAATATCTTCAACCGTACAGACTTCAACTGTATCATCTGAGGTCAGCAAGGCTATTGAGGATAACGGTCTAAAAATTGACAAAGACGGCAACATCACAGACAAGAATGGTAAGAAAGTCGAAGTAAAAGACGGTAAAGTAGAAGTAAAAACCAATGACGGTAAGACAGTTACAGTTAAGGTTGACGATGTAAAAACTACAGTATCTAACAACAATAACAGCAACAAGGGTAACACCGAAAAGAAAGAAGATACCAAGTCAAATACATCAAAGAAAGACAACACTTCTTCAAAGGCTGATACTAAGAAGGACAATTCATCTTCAAAAACAAATACTTCAAAGAATGATCAGAAGCCAACTCAGAAGCCAGCATCTAAGCCGAGCGAATCTTCAAAGGTTCAGCCAGCGACTAAAGACCCCCACGAAGGTAAGACATATCACGAGGCGGTATATAAGTACTATAAGCACCACGATGCAGTGACAAAACATCACGATAAAGAGTGGATTGTAACAGGTACTCACGAGGAACCAGTATATGAATGGGTAGGATACGATGTATGTAATAACTGCGGTATGAAAATGACAGATGCTAACCAGAGAAAAACTCATCTTACTTGGGAATTAAAGACAAATGGTGCAGGTGCATATCATCACGAGAAGGAATATGTACAGACAGGCACAAAGACAGTAGAAGATGGTTATTGGAAAGAAGCTTATACAGAAACTATTACAAAAGCCTATGACGAAGAAGTATCTGCAAATGATAACTGGGATAAGAAAGTTCTTGTTAGAAAAGCAGGTTGGTATTAATTCGATAGCAAGTATAAATCCTTAAAATAATTATTGGGAAGAGAGGGTTCTTTATGAACCCTCTTTTTCTATGCTAAAAATAAATATTATACTAAAGAAAGTATTTAACTTAGTTATAATATATGGTATAATATAAACATATTAAAGGAGATATTTATATGAAAAGTTATAACCCCGAAGAGGGTAGTTATGATAAGGGAATGCTCTGTAATCAACAAAATAAAAAAAGAGGTTAAGCATTAGAAAAAGTTGCTTAACCTCTTTGTTGTTTTAATAATAAAAAATCTTTTGTGTTACGGTGTAATAAATTTTAAAAATATATTATCTTGTTTCCTTGAAAATCGGCAGGCAAACTAAAATGACAGTAAGTTTGACTGCATTTTATCTTGTTTTAACTTAATTCAAAATTACTCAACTGAATTTTTGAAATCTCAAAAACCCAGTGTTTAAGCCACTTTTAAGGCATTTTAAGTAATTTTAACAAAAAATAAAAGGTGGTTAAAAAACCACCTTTTTTGGTCGAGGTGACAGGACTTGAACCTGCGGCATCTTGGTCCCAAACCACTTAATAAATGTGTGAAAAGCTTAGTGTTTATCGGACTTTTCAAGTTCAGTTGCCTAACATTTGCCTTGCATTTATTTTTTAGCTTATTTTACGATTGAGAAAATCATCAAGTTTTTTCGCAGGTGCTTCAGTATCATCTTGCATTAAATGCGTGTAAATGTTCAAGGTGGTTTCGGGTTTGGTATGCCCTAACTGGTGTTGAATGTAGAGAATATCATAGCCCGAATAGAAAAGATTTGTTGCGTGGGTGTGTCTAAGACAATGAGCTGTAAACGGTTCTATGACCTGCGGAATACCGTCGGGGCAGTATTTACTGCGTGGAGCAATGCCGACAATTTTGCCTTGCTGTGAATTGAATGCTTCGAGGTTTAGGCAATTGATGTAACTCTCCCACAATCTCCGCCACGCTGAATTTGTCATAAGTTTGCCTTTGGTGGTTGTGACTACATAATCAAATGGGGAGTGGGGTGCAAGGCTTTTCAGATAGTCTGACAGAACGGTCGGAATATCAACCTTGCGGACACCTGCTTCTGTTTTCGCTCCTGCTTTTATGTAAGAATTGTTTCCGTCAAGAACCAAAGTCTGATGAACATTTATTTTGTTGCGTTTCAAGTCAATATCCGCCCATTGCAAGCCGAGGCATTCACCTCTTCGCAGTCCTGCAAGCAACATAATCATTGCCGGCAATCTTCCTCTGTGAGGAGTGTTGATTATTAGCTTTTGCTCTTCGGGTGACAAAGCTCTGCGCTCTTTCTTTTTTGCCGCATTCTTTGATATTTTGACATATTTCAGTGGGTTGAAGTCGATAGCTCGGTTTTCAATGGCATACTCAAACACTCGGCTTGCGGTTGCGATGAACTCTTTCAGCGACTTTTTCGCTGTGGGTTTGCCTGTCGTAGGGTTCTTAGCGGCTAAGTCAAACACGATTTCCTGAAAGTCGGCAATCGTCAGCTTGTTGATTTTGTAAGGTTCAAGCTCTGTAAAATGTTTGAGATACCGTTCAAGCGTTTTGTATTGCTGTGGTGTTTGCAGTGACCTCTGAACCGTTAGCCAGCGCTTTTTCCAACATCCGTATGTATCATCAGATGAGATATCTATGCCTTTGCCGAGTTTTTGTTTTAATTCGGCGGCAAGCGTTTCAACCTCTTTTCGTGATGTGCCACATACGGATTTGTACTTTCGTTTACCGTTTTCATCTCGTCCGATATAGATGTTCTTCTGATAGCGCCCGTCTTTGCGTTTTTTCATTTTATACACTCCTTTTGCTTAAAAAAGGGTGCAAAAATCCCCTGATATTCAAAACTTGAAAAATTCAGGGGAGTGTGATACAATATTATTGCTTTTAGTAGTATCACTGCACCCTGTGTGGTGGTTTCCGCTCCGACTTGCGCCAACAGGTCAGGGCGGTTTTTTTATTTATTTATTTATCTTTTCCATTATTGTATCTATTTTATCTATGTCGAGACTGTAGCAACGGATATTGCCTAAAGTTTTTTTGATTATTAAACCGTAATCGGACAGGGTGTTTAACCTGTTTGTAACTGTACTTCTGCTTAATTTCATAACATCCATTAGTTCCTTTGTGCTTATTCCGCTTTCGGAAAACAAACTTGCCTGAATAAGCAAAAAATACAGATCACTATATTTTTCGTCGGCGCCTTTAGGAAGAAAGATAATGCACTTTCCGTAATGTGTCAGTTGCTCTAATCTTTTCTCCAAAGCGTACACCAACTTGTGCAACGAATCATCAATAATATCGGTAAACATAATTATAAAAGGAGTTAAATCTCCCTTGTTTTTCGGGTCATTACACACCTTGAATGCCTTGTAGTAATCGTTTATGTTCTCTTTAATAGAATAAGACATTCTGTAACCGATAATTGATTCAAATTCTTTTGACAACAAGTAACTGCTGATGAAACGAGATGTTCTTCCGTTGCCGTCATAGAAAGGATGAATGTAACCAAAGAGGTAATGAAAAATTGATATTCTGAAAACACACTCAATGCTTTTGTCATTAAGTATTGCCAACGCTTTATTCATACACTCTATAATTTTTTCTTCGGGATTAACTCCTCTGTGAAGTTCTTTTTGCGTTGCACTGAGGACGCTTGTTGAATCTTTTCTGAAGATTTTACCGTCAGGCAAATCAGACGGGTTATCTTCTTCAATTTCAAAATATACTAAATCATTGTACAGGTTGCGGATATCTTCGCAGGTGTCAAAGGACATAGTTTCATTTTTTTGCAACATAAGATATTTTTGCACAAGCCCCATAAAACGCTTCCCATGGCTCTTTGTTTCCAGTTCTGACAAGACACTGTTAATTTCTCTTCTTGAGCTGTAAACACCTTCAATATCATTTGTCTTTACAATTTCATCAACCAAACATCTGATAGCGAAATGGTCAATTGCTTTTTCGGGTAATGAATCCCTTAAAGCTTTGATTTGCTTATCGGTTTTATAAATGTCACGAATTTTCGTAATAAATTCGGGTATCATCACAAAAAAAGCAGGGTTATCGTGTATCAGAAAATCTAAGTGTACTGCGTATTCGCTTTTATACCTTTCGTTGTAAATTTTTTCATAATTTTCTTTGTCAGAATAAAACAGCTTATCTAAAGATTTATACCCCAAATGTATCACCTCTCCAATAAGTATTATATGCCGTAATTTAACAATTATACGCATATATCAGAAAAGCAATTCGTAAAAATAGGCTGTTTTTACGAATTGAATATAATTATACACCGATAAATTCACAAAATCAATATATTTTTACAAATTTAACTGTTACAGTGAAACAGCTTTTCTCACTGTAACGATTTACTGACTTCTTTTACAAGACCGAGGATTTGAACAATGTAATAAAATGTAGAATAATTAAGAGGAGTGCAGACTTCTCGCATACCTTTTTGTGACCGCTCATAGTGCCAGCTGTAGCGGTCTTTTTTATTTATTCTATTTAATCGGCAGACCATGGCTGTCGGTGTATGGGGCTGTGGCAACGGTTTGGCATGGGATTATTCCAAATTATATTCCTGTTTGATTGCGTCAATTTTATTTTGCAAATCTTTTTTGCCTGATGAAGAAACACGGCGGACTCCTTCTTCAAGCTTTTCAATGGCTTTTTCGGGGTTGTTTTCTGCAAGATAGAGGTCAGCGTAGAGTTCATAAACATCTGTTCGTGTAGGGTTAGCCTCCTGATAGCCGTCAATCAGCTGTTCAGCTTTTGAATAATTCTTGCTGTCAATTGCGGTATTTATATTGTTCACAAGATTTGCGTTGTGAACAAATGCAAAAACGACTATGGCAATTACAACAGGCACGCCGATGATTATGCCCAATTTTACCATTTTTTTGTTTTTTTCCTTTTTAATACGGATGAGTTCAGTTTGATAGTCACCGTAATTCATACCGCAGCTCGGACAAACATTTTCGTTGTATTCAAGCATATGACCGCACTTGCAACGCTTTTGCTTCATCTTGTTTATCTCGGTATTTATCTGAAAAATAACAGGGGTATATTTGTTGTTAATCTGAGCCGCCTCGGTTCTTCTTCTCTGCTCATTGGCAATTTTGAGAGCCTTGTCAAGCTCGTTTTGCTTACGGGTGTTGACTGCCCCTAAAATCCTGCTGAGGTAGCTTCTGTGCTCATCAGGAGAAAACGAGTACAAATCATCGAGCAATGAACTGTTAAATTCAATCTTGCCTGCCATAAAGCCGAAAAGGTTCATCTTGACAAGGTTTTCATTTGATGAATCGAGCTTGCAAATATCTTCGCTGTACTTATATGCCTTTGCATAATCGCCGTTATTTGCCGCATTGTTTACCAAATCTTCAAGTGCCTTTATTTTGTCATTTTTATCAATTCTGCGTTCGGTAATGAAATCCTTAATAAGAATTTGAGTGCCGCAATATTTGCAGTTGGTTTTCATCTCTGTAGAATTAACTTCGAGCTGACTGCCGCAATTCGGGCAGTTTAATGTTATAAGTGAATTGTTTGCCATAGTTACTCTCCTTACTGCAGTGATTTACTTACTTCTTTTACAAGACCGAGGATTTGAACACGGGTGACGTCGTTATTTTTGAACACTCGTGGGGGATAGTAGGGGTTGACTGAATGCAACTCAACGGTGTTATCGTTGTAAAGGACCTTTTTAACAACAGCCTCTTCATCGTCGATTAGGACTGCGGCAATCTGACCGCTGTCAACGGAAGATTGTTTTTTAACAAGGATTTTACTGCCGTCATCAATCAGAGGGCTCATAGAATCGCCGTGAACATTTATCCATATATATTTATCCTGTTCCGACGGACAGGTGATGTATGTAGGCATATACTCAACAGGCACATCCTGAGCAACTGCTCCGAACCCTGCCGAAATGCTGTCATATACCGGTCGCATAAATACATTTGTTTGCGGAAGTGGGGTTGCTTGTTCGTCTTGCTGTTTTTTTATATTAGTAGGATTCGATTTATCATCCCAGCCAAGAATATACTCCGCCTCAACATCAACTGCCTTTGCTATAATTTGAATGGCGTCAATTGGTATTTTGGCGGTAACTCCGTTAGCATATCTCTGTAATGATGATCTCGATATACCTGTTAATTTTTCTAATTCAGCATAAGAATAACCTGACTTTAAGATACTCTCTTTTAATCGTTTTACTATATTTCTAATTTCTTCTGTCATTGTTTAACACCCACCTTGTTTGTCATTATATTAACATATCAATCTCAATTTTGCAATAGAAAATACCAAAAAAATTAAAAATTATCTCAAAAAAGGGTTGACTTTAGGTGATAGGTCGTATATAATATAATCATCTCAATAATGAGATGAACGGAGGTGAGAAAGATGACTAACACACCTATGCTCAAAGGAGCGATAGTTGAAGCAGGATATACGCAAGCAAAACTTGCCGAAAAGCTGAATATGTCAGTAAATACGCTTTCATCGAAGATTTCAGGCAAGACCAAATTTACGGTTGATGAGGCTACAATGATTTGTGAAATCCTTAATATCGTTGATGATAAGCGGAAAGTCCATATTTTTTTAGCTTGAACATCTCAAAACTGAGATATACAATCCAACAAAAAACTGAATAGAGTGCATTTCTATTCAGCCCTTATATTCTTATTAGGGGGTGAGAAAATGAATGAATTATCAAACTGCTTATTTATAGGTAACATTGATTGGGTACAATTTGCTATCAATTTAATGTTTGTGATTATGATTACATTACAGCAGTCTATGATAAGAAGCCTCAGGTGCAAGGTGATTTGTACGGAGACAGTTATTCAGAATCTGAATAATCTTCTTCATTCAATACTTCCGAATCATCAGAAGTAATTTCATCATCTGTGGACTCATTTAATTGTTTGACAAATTTATCTATCAAGTTATTTGTTCCGTCAATTTGTTCTTGCAATTGAACAACAGCCTGTTGTGTTTCAGCACACAGACAGGTAGGTTGATTGCTGTCTGTATGAATTAAAGAAATGATAGAAAGCAATAAATTCAGAAAAGCTATAACTCGTTCATAAGTGAAAACTTTCTTGCTTTCATTTGATTTATCGGTGACTGTATAATTGTTGATATTTATGTTGAAATTATTGATAACTTTTATATCGTCATTGCTTAAATTAACAGTTATTTCGTGGTTGTTTTGCGGAAACTGAAATTTTTTAGAGTAACTTTCTATACATTCTTGAAACGCTTTAATAACTTCGGGAGAAAATGTGTAAGTAATCCTTATGGATTCAAGCGGTTTTGCTAACGATTCGGTAAGTGCGTGTCCGATATTTTTACTCATTTCCTTTGCTAATTCAGCATACATAGGTTTCAATTTTTCAGCTAATAGGGCAAAATTACGGGAAATGTTTAATTGCATTTGCTGAAAATCAATTTCAGCATTTTCATCGGCATTATTGCTAAAGTAAAGTTTATCCATAAATATGTTCCTTTCTGTAAATATATTACTTTCTTTAACGATAATACAAGAATATTTATGTTTTGTCAAATAATTTTGTGACTATTTCAAAAATGTTACAAAATGCAACTATTACACTAAAAAAGGGAGGGTGAGATAAGGTGTTTATCCTTGAACGGTTAATGAAACACCCGATTTTTACATCTATTGCAGTATCCCTGATATCATCAGTGTTATCAGCGTTATTAGTATGCTTGATAGTGTTGACACGATGACGGGTATTGCTACGGAGTTTATCAAAAACTCTTTAATCTTCGTTCTTTCGTGTTCTTTATAATTAAACAATTTATAACTCGGAACAAAATGAACCGTGTCTTCTATTGAAGTTTGAAATGAATCAAAGAAACCTAATTTATTCAATCTCTGACAGCAATAGCGTATTTCAATCTTGCTGAAATTTAGGTGTTTTTGTAAATCTATTGTTTGAATAGTTCTTTCGTCAGGATAATATTTTAAACAGCATTTTACAATCTTTCTGCATTTCTTATCAAGCATATGTACCACTCCTTTGTTTAATATTACCATACAAGGTCGTTTAAAACAATAACACATTGCTTTATTTACAGAAAACAGCGTGAGGAGGTGAGATAAAGTGGAAATAACAGTAAAAGGTACATCAAAAGAAATTGCTGACCTTGTATCGCAAGTACAAAGTCAGCAAACAAAAATAACATCAGTTAATATTTCCAACAGTAACGCCGATGATTTGGTCGTAGAATACAACCATAAAGGGCATATGAGTAATTGTATTGGATGATGTTGACCTTATTTTTACATCTTTTAAAATTATGTAACCATCATTACCAACAATTACAGGTTCGGAATCTGTAGAAGAAATATTTTTTAAGTATTCTTCTTTAGTATTATTGCAAATCTTATATAAAACGCCGTACAAAGATTTTTCATCGTCTATTTCCTGCTCAGAAGGTAATTTGCCTGAAATGATTCCAGCAGAAGTTGTTAATATCAAGTCGTTTTTTTCTAAACCTTCGACTTCCGGAACACAAGACATAGCTATTATTAAACTTTTCTTAAGTGATGAATGATTCATATTAATTTCACCTCACTTTCTATATATAGTTAGTGAATTGGGGTTCACCACTAAATATAGTATAACATAAAAAGGTTGTGAAATCAATGCACATCAATGAATTTGCTGAAATATTGCTTAAAAGCAGGAAACAGAAAGGCTTTTCACAAAGTGAGCTTGCTAAGAAATCAGGCTTTACCAAAAGAGCTATTCAGTATTGGGAGAAAGGAAAGAAGAGCATTTCTCTTGAAAATGCCGACAGGCTCTTAACGGCTTTGGGTGTAGAAATCAAGATAGGTAAAACAGAAATCAGGTGAGAAAATGGCAAAACTTAAACTTATTGATACAAAGGACAAGTTTCTTCTTGAAATTGACGGAACAGAAATTCCGTATGTTACAAGCTATCAGATAACACGAACGGTCAGCGAGGTTGTACTGCTCAAGCTGGCTCTCAGCGTTGCTGATGTTGAATCAGTCGAAATCGTTTCAGACAAAATTACCAACGAAAATTAAGGAGGTGTACATATGCCGAGAGAAAGACCTATCGTCAATTGGAATGAAGTGCCTGTGATTATTGATGTGCCGTATGTGGCACGGTTGCTTGCACTTAATGTTGATTACACAACACGGCTTGCACAAAGGGGCATTCTTCCTGCCCACAAAATCGGAAAGCTTTGGCGATTTGATAAGGAAGAAATCAGACAATACATAAAGGAGCATTAACAATGCGGTTAAGAAATTACCCGACAAAAAGAAAACTGCTCAAAGATATTGAAAACCTCAGAGCAGAGAACAGACATCTCAGCATTGAACTGAGAAACGCAAGAACGGACCTTGCACTCGAAAAAACAGCGTCAAGCGGTTACAGGCACGAAAACCGAGAGCTAAAACGCAAGCTCAAAGCACTTGAAACGCCTGAATCCGAATCCTTCGGTTTTGAATGTGTGGGGGTGAAGAAATGAGCAATAAAAAAAGTGCCTGTGACACTGTGAATGCCACAAGCACAAAGAACAATAAACCTAATTCAATTATATCCTCTGCAACAGAAAAAATCAAGTTGTGCAACAAAAAAAATCTTAAAGACCATAAATCTAAAGCAATTCTTGAGCCGGTAAAGAAAATGCTCTGCGAATTTTCAGAGCAGAACGAGGAATTTGCAAGAGCCGTTACGGCTGCAGAAAACCTTGAAATCCTGATTGACGAAGTGGGAAAGAAACTCCCTAATGCAGTTTCCGACCTTGATGTGTACCAGCAGATTGTTGAAAAAATTTTTCCGGGTGCAAAGGTTACTTTCACAATGCAGATGCATATGTCCGAATATGAGCTTGAAAAACCTGATGTCGCAGAGCAGAAAACAGATCCTGTTACTCTTGACCTTGGAAATCTTATAGATTGGTAGGTGTCAGAATGATTAAAAATCCTGACAGCCTGCTTAATAAGATTCCCGACCTGACAGATGAACACGAAAAGCAGACAGCGATCTACTTTCCACAGTATGCCTTTTATGAAAATAAAAGTAAAAGAACCTGTGACTATTTCTGTACAAGCTGTCAAAGTTGGCACATCGGCGAACAGTTCCAACTTCGCCATAATCAGGAATTTGTCTGCGGTCATTGCAAGAAAAGCGTAAAAGCAAAAGCCCTGCACTATGGCAGAAAAAAACTTGAAAGAAGTCGCAAGTTTGGTTTTTGCTTTGCTGTTGACGGCAGGCTGTACATCAGATTTGTAACGGCTTATCAGGGATTTTCGGAAGATATTTACAACGAAAATCCTGTCGAAATGATGCCCCGATATACTTTTTCGGATGAATATCTTTATGTATATGAACAGCACGCAATGCAAAGATTTGCATATGGCTGGTACGATAAATTATTTCATCCGCTGAAGACAGACGGAGTTATCCCCTCTACATCACAAGGTTTTGCGTGGTATTGGGGTCCGTCAGAAAAAACCTTGTATTCAGGCTGGGGCTCAACCGTACTTTTAAATCTCGATGTAATAACCGATACGGATCTCAGATATTCGTGTGCGGATGAGCTTTCAAACAGATATACGGTTCAAGGGATTCTCAAATGGCTGAACATATATGTAAGGCACAATAATGTAGAATACCTGATTAAAGGCGGTTTTGAGCATATTGCAGAGCTTTTGATTGACGGCAAACTTTCACTCAATAAAATTCATTGGAAAGAAACCAATCTGCTTAAAATGCTCGGATGTCGTAAGGAGGATATGCACTTTTTCGCAGATTATGATTCAAGTGCAATTGAACTTTACCGCAGTGTGATAAAGGAAGAACCGACCATTCATATGGCAAGCGAGTTCATAAGCAAGCTGTCAAAGCTCAGTACTTATGCTGTAGATGAACTTCACAAAAATAACCTTACATACAGACAGATTCTGAAGTACGGCAAAAACAATCGGAGAGTAATGCTGTGGAAGGATTATCTTGATAACTGCCAAAAACTTCCCGAGGGTATCGAAGAAATAATGCCGGCTCATCTTGAAGAGGCTCACGACAGAACGCTTGAAAAGGTTGCTTTCTATGCAAACAAAGAAGAAACGGAGCAGATTGCAAAAATGGCAAAAACACTTTCTCCGTTGCTGATGAGCACAGACAGCCTTATAATGCTTGCCCCAAAAAGCGGTGAAGAAATAATAGCAGAGGGCAGAATATTACAGCATTGCGTCGGCGGATATGTAAGACGGCACGCAAGAGGTGACACGATAATACTTTTCATTCGTCATAAAGATAAACCGAAAATTCCGTTTTTTACGATTGAAGTAAATCCCGAAACATTGGAAATAATGCAGTGTCACGGTTACAAAAATGAGCGTGACAGCGGATTTAAAAAGCCGGATGAAATCAAGAAATTTGAAAAGCAATACGCTGAATTTTTGGAGGATATAAAAAATGTCAGAAATAACAGTAAGCGAACAGCATAGGCAGGCAATTGAACTGCATCAGAAGATAATCGTAAGCGCAAACCTTGCACAGCAAAACATATGGGATATGTGCAACGGACTTAAAACAATGCGTGACAACAAGCTGTACAAGGAGCTTGGATATCAGAACTTTGAGGACTATTGCGAAACAGAGGTAGGTTTCAGCAGAATGCAGGCTCATAAGTATATTTCGATAATCGAAAATATAAACACTCAAAATGTAAACTCGAGTTTACATTTAGGTGTTACAAAACTTGCTTTGCTCGCTACCATAAGCGAACCCGAACAGGCTGAAATCGCCGAAAAACTTGACCTTGAAAACACAACGGTCAAGCAGTTAAAGGCTGAAATTGACAGCCTTAAAGCTGAAAAGCAGGAGGCAACCGACAAGAGCATTGACTATTGCAGACAGCTCAATAACGCTAAGAAAGACGCCGACTATTACAAGCAGCAGGCGGACACTTCAAAAGAAAGCTATCGCAATATTGAAAATCAGCTTGCAGAGGAAAAGAACAAAAATTTCAAGCTGACGAATAAAGTTCAGGAGCTTGAAAGCCGTCCTATCGAAGTTGCCGTTGCAGAGCCGAGCGACAATGAACGCAGACTTAACGAAACGATTAAGGCTTTGGAAAGAGAGAACATTAAGCATTATGACGAGCTCGAAGCGGAGTATCGCAATAATGAAAAAATCGTCAGAAAACAGCTTGAGGACGAAAAGCAGGAGGCTCTTCGCAAACAGAAAGAGGAGTACGAAGAAAGACTGCAAAATGTTCAGACGGCTGACGGTTCATCGGATGACAAGGATGTTTTCAAGGCTTATTTTTCAATCGCATATGACAGCTTTGTCCGTATGCTCGATTTTGCCAAGCAGTCACAGGAGAAGGAATTTTTCAAGGGCAAGGTTGAACATTTAATAGAGGCGCTTGCCACACAAAACATAAATCTTTAAGGGGGAGCAACAATGAAACTTTATGAGCTTACCGAGATGTACTCGGATTTATTTAATCAGTTTGACGCTATCAACGAATGGGAACCTGATACGAATGCAGACGGAATGCCGATTGATGATGACGGTAATATTATTGCCAATGTGGACGCATACCGCAACAAGATGTTGACAGCGTGGTTCGATACTCTCACGGGCATTGAGGGCGAATTTGACGAAAAAGCCGAGAGCATTGCAATCTACTACAAACAGCTTCTTGCCGAGGCTAAAATGCTTAAAGCCGAAAAGGCGGCAATTGCAAAAAGACAGTCACAAAAAGAAAAACAGGCGGAGAGTCTTAAAACCTATCTGTTTAAGTCAATGCAGGCACTCGGCAGACAGAAGATTGATATGCCGAGAGCGGTTATGTCGCTTAAAAAGAACGCTCCGAGCCTTGTTGTTGATGATGAAATTTCATTTGTTGAGTGGGCGGAGGAACACAATCTTGACCACCTCTTAAAGTACAATATGCCCGAAGTGAAAAAGAATGATGTCAAGGCTCTCTGCAAAAAGGGCGAAGAAATCCCCTTCGTACATATGGAAGCCAAGCAGTCATTAAGTATTAAGTGAGGTGTTATTTATGGGATTACCTATATTGGTTTTAGGATATTCAGGCAGCGGAAAATCTGCCTCTTTAAGAAATTTCAAAGCAAATGAACTGGCTCTTGTGAATGTAAACGGAAAATCACTCCCGTTCAGAACAAAATTTACTTCTTCAATCAATTCCGACAACTACATAGATATTGAGGACTTTATCAAAAAGCAGAAATGCAAGTCGATTGCAGTTGATGACGCACAGTATCTCATGGCTAACGAGTATATGAGAAGAGCCAAGGAAACAGGCTTTCAGAAGTTTACCGATATCGGTAAAAATTTTTGGGAGCTTGTGAAAGAGGTTGAAACTCTCCCGAATGACACGATTGTTTATTTTCTCAGCCATATTGAAACCGACGAAAACGGCAGACAGAAAGCTAAAACAATCGGCAAGTTGCTTGACGAAAAAATCTCGGTCGAGGGAATGTTTACCACGGTTTTAAAAACTGTTGTCGTTGACGGCAAGTATCTTTTTGCAACACAAACGGACGGTAACGATACCTGTAAAAGTCCGATAGGCTTGTTTGATTCAATGTACATATCAAATGACCTTAAAATTGTTGATGAAGCATTGAGAACATACTATTCAATGCAACCCGAACAGTATTGTGATGAGTGCAAAGCACCGATACTTTCGGACGGTAAACGCACCGTTAAACAGATCATTGACGGCACAACAAAAAATTACGGCAGACAGCTCTGTATGCAGTGTGTTGCAAAGCTGATAAAGCAGAAGAAACAGGAAAAGCAGAGAGAGGGTGCAGACAATGCAACTTCGACCGTATCAAAATGACCTTGTTGAACAGGTAAGACAGGCTTGGCGAGATGGTTACAAAGCCCCTTGCATAGTCCTTGGGTGCGGCGGCGGAAAGTCCTGCATTGTCGCAGAAATTGCAAGACGAACAACTTGGAACGGGAAACGGGTGCTGTTCCTTGTTCACAGGAGAGAGCTTGTCGACCAAATATTCAGAACCTTTGTCCGCTGGGGTGTGCTTATGGATTTGTGCCAAATCGGTATGGTGCAGACCTTTACACGAAGATTGAAGAAACTGCCTAAGCCTGCACTTATCATCACGGACGAAAATCATCACAGCCTTGCACAAAGCTACAAGCGGATATATGAGCATTTCGCAGATGTTCCGAGGGTGGGCGTTACGGCTACACCAATCAGGCTGAACGGCGACGGTTTGGGTGATGTCAACGATAAATTAATAATCGGGGTGAGCACAAAATGGCTCATTGAGCATAACTGCCTTGCCCCGTATGATTACTATGCGCCGAGCGTTGCCGACCTTACGGGTTTACATACTAAAATGGGCGAATATGTCACCGCAGACATTGAAAAGGCAATGATAAAAAATACGGTGTTCGGTGATGTTATCAAATACTACAGACAGCTTGCAGACGGTAAGAAAGCCGTCTGTTACTGTTCATCGGTCAAACACAGTCTTGCAACGGCGAAGGCATTCCGTGACGCAGGAATTTCAGCCGAGCATATTGACGGAGCAACTCCAAAGGCACAGAGAGAACAGATTATAGCCGATTTCAGAAACGGCAAAATTACAATTCTCTGCAATGTGGATTTGATTTCAGAGGGCTTTGATGTGCCTGACTGCGAATGCACAATTCTGCTCCGTCCTACTCACAGCCTTACGCTTTACATTCAGCAGTCAATGCGATGTATGCGCTATAAGCCAAACAAAAGGGCGGTAATCATTGACCATGTTGGCAACTATGCAAGGCACGGAATGCCTGATGACGACCGAGAATGGACGCTTGAAAAACGCAAAAAACAGAGTGTCAAAAAGGTTGAAAAGGAGCAGGAGGAAAAGGTCAGACAATGCCCCGAGTGTTTCTTTACATTTTCAGCACCGCCGGCAGGGCAGAAAGCCGTGTGTCCGCATTGCGGTTATGTATTCCCGACAGCCGAAAGGACCGTTGAAACCGATACTACCGCAAAGCTCATTAAGGTTGAGGGATTCAAGCTTGATTTCAGCACACCCGATGATTGTCACAGCTACGCAGATTTACTCGAGTATGCAAAGAATCACAACTATAAATCGGGCTGGGCATATTATCAGGCACGAAAGAGAGGAATGATAGCTTGACAGAAGAGCACGCAATTCAGAACAAAATCCGTGTTGCAATCGCACCGTACTGTGATATTTTCCGTATAAATGTAGGTGCAGGCTTTACAAAGGACGGCAGATATTTCAATACGGGAGTTCCGCCCGGATTTTCAGATTTGTTCGGTGTCAGAAAATCAGACGGAAGAGCAGTCTTTATCGAGGTTAAAACTCCCAAGGGCAGACCTACCGAAAAACAACAGAAATTTATACAGATGATGAAACTCAACGGCGCTGTTGCAGGAGTGTGCAGAAGTGCCGATGAGGCAATAGAGTTAATAACAAAGGAGTAAAATTATGGGATTTAAAGCAAATTGGAGCGAGGCGGCACAGTCTAACTCACTCAAACCCGAGGGCGATTATGAGTGTCTTATAGCAAAGGCAGAGGAGCGCGACTACACAAATTCAAAAGGCGAGGAAAAAACCTGCCTGAACATTTCGTTCATTATCCGAAACGATGTTGAGCAAGGGTACAAAAACGGACATATATTCCACACTTTGTGGAAACGCATAGAACCGACCGAGAACGATATGCAGGTAAACGGATACGGCTTTAATCAGGTTATGGCTCTCGGCAAGGCGGCAGGACTTCCCGACGGCAAGGACTATGACAGCCTTGAACAGTTCCTCGGTGAGCTTGTGAAAAAGCCTGTTTGTGTAACCGTTAAGCACGGCGAATGGAACGGCAAAAAAAGAGAAGAAGTCAGCTGGCTCAATCCTACAAAGTATCCGACAGTAAAGCATACCTTCAAACAGTCGCAGAACGGCACGGCAACAGCCTATGCACAGCCACAGCAGAGTTATGCACCTGCACAGACAGCAAATCAGGGCTTTGAAGATATGCCGCTCGATGATGATTTACCGTTCTGATTTTAAAAAATTTTCTTCGGGAATTGCATAAAACAATGCAATTTTCACCGTATTTATACCCATATATGGAGGTGAAAAAATGGGCTTTACAAATTTAAACCCAAATAAAAATAAATATTTTGCAGTTCCCGAGGAATTGAAAGGTTACAAAAACTGGGTGTGTTGGCAGTCATATCCAGATCCGAAATCGCACAGCGGAATTTCAAAGAAACCGATAAATCCAAGAACGGGTGGCTTTGCAATGCCGAATAACTCGGACACTTGGTCAGATTTTGAAACAGCAGTCAGAGAATCCGTCAAATATTCAGGCATAGGCTTTATGTTCTCAAATTCACCGTTCTTCGGTGTTGACCTTGACGATATGCCAAACGATATTGAGGACTACAAAAACGGCGGAGCTGACAACATAATCAGCGAGTTTGTGAACACTTTGCAAAGTTATACCGAGTTTTCGCAGAGTAAAACAGGTGTTCACATAATCTGTAAGGGAACTCTTCCCGAGGGCAGAAGAAAGGCTAAGAATGATTCGGGCGGCTTTGAAATGTACGAAAACGGCAGATTTTTCGTTGTGACAGGCGATTACTGCTCTGCATATGCGTACATAAACGATTGCACCGAAAGCATAAAGCCGTTACATTCAAAATATCTCGGCAAGGCAACAGAGCCACAGCCTAAGCTCCGTAACATTGAGGTTAATCTCAATACGGTTGAGGATATCGTAAGGGCTGCCTGCAATGCCAAAAACGGCAATCTTTTCAGAGCCTTATACAGCGGTGACTTTTCGGCTTATGCGTCACAGAGCGAGGCTGATATGGCGTTCTGCAATATGCTTGCGTTCTGGTGCGGTTGCGATACCGACAAGATGGATTCGATTTTCAGACAATCAGGCTTGATGCGTGATAAGTGGGACAGAAAGCAGTCCGGCACAACCTACGGCATTATAACCCTGCAAAAGGCTGTGTCGGGCTGTACGCAGACCTATAACCCAAAACAGCGTAACGATTACTCAATTTCAATCGGTGACGGCAAGGCTGTTCAAGCGGTTGACGAAGAAAAAATGCGTGCCTACACCTTTGACGATATGGGCAATGCTGACAGGTTTGTTGATTTATTCGGTGATAATGTAAGGTATTGTTATACAGAGAAAAAATGGTACTACTACAATTCTATGAAGTGGTGTGTTGACAATATCGGAGTTGTGTTAAGAATGGCAGACAAGAGCGTTGAGGCTATGAAAGCCGAGGCAAAGCTATACTTGCAGGCTGATGAGGAAAGCGGCGGAGATATGTCAAAAGCATTTGAAAAGCATATGAAAGCAAGCCGTTCCAACAAATCAAAAAAAGCAATGCTCAACGAGGTTGAACACCATATCCCCGTACTTCCGGCACAAATGGATAAATACCGTATGGCATTAAATACCCCAAGCGGAATAATTAACCTTAAAAACGGTGAAGTGAGGGCACATAATCCCGAATATTATTTTACAAAGATTACTTCGGTTGACTGTTCTCAAACGGCAGAGTGTCCCCGTTGGCTTGCATTCCTTGACGATATTTTTGCAGGCGATAAGGAGCTTATTCGCTACATTCAAAAGGCGGTCGGTTACAGCCTGACAGGATCAACGGCTGAACAATGTGCATTCTTCCTTTACGGCACGGGACGAAACGGCAAGAGTACATTCATTGATGTTATCCGTGATGTATTCGGCGATTATGCCGCAAACATTCAGCCTGAAACAATTATGGTAAGAAACTCTCAGAGCGGAGCTATAAACAGCGACATTGCACGATTAAAGGGAGCAAGGCTCGTTACCTCTGTTGAGCCGAACGAGGGCGTAAGGCTCAATGAGGGACTTCTCAAACAGCTTACGGGTGACGATACCGTAACGGCAAGAAAGCTGTACAGTGAAGAGTTTGAGTTTAAGCCCGAGTTCAAGCTGTGGATGGCGACAAACCATAAACCGATTATCAGAGGCACGGATACAGGCATTTGGCGAAGAATACATATGATTCCGTTCAATGTTCAGATACCCGAGGATAAGATTGACAAGAACCTTACGCATAAGCTCAAGGCAGAAATGACCGCAATTTTTAAATGGTGCATTGACGGCTGTATTCTGTGGCAGAAAGAGGGCTTAAAAATGCCGTCTGCCGTTCTTCAGACCGTGAGAGAGTACAGGCGGGAAATGGATGTTATTTCGGCATTCATTGAGGACAAATGTGTGTTAGAGGGTTCGGTGCAGGCAAGCACGCTCTATGCAGCCTATACAGATTGGGCGGAAAGCAACAATGAATATCGTATGTCAAACACCAAGTTCAGCACCGAGCTTGCCAAACGATTTGAAAAGGTAAGAGGCAAAAACTATAACTTTTTTAACGGCATTTCACTTTTTAAAGAATGTTGAGGTGGAGGGTGGTGGAGGGTTTGACGGTTTTTCTAACCTTTCGTATAAGAAAAATAAACTAATATTACATATATAGAAAGGGTTCTTTAAAATAGCCCCAAACCCTCCACTACCCTCCGAAAGAGGTATATTATGAAAAAATATGATTTCAGCAATCCACAGGTATTTGAACAGCTTGAAGATAAGGCGATTGACGGTCAGCTTGATTACTCAAGCTTTCCTCCACCCGAGTATAAATACTTTTCAAGGCTTGCAAAGGTAGGCTACAACAACCGTCATAAAGGCTGGGATATAAACATCTGCCTTGAATGGCAGGACAAGCTCAGAACGGAGTATAAGCGTGACAGAAACGATGCAGACGAATACCGTATGCTCTCACAAAGAATTATGGATAATGTTATGAAAAGCGCCGACTTCGTCCGTAAGATGTATCAGTCCCAAACCAACGAGCAAACCATAATCAACGCCCTGCAAGCCTTAGAATGCCTAACCAACGAAAACGGCTTAACCAAAAGAATAACCGAAAAATTAAAGGAGAATAAAGAAAATGATTGATTGTACGAAAACTACAAACTACTTCACCGAGAAGTTGCGGATGACGAAAAGAACAAAGAACGGACTGTGTAAAATTAAGTGTAGCAACTGTCCTTTGTGTAGTAATAACAACGGTGAAGGTTTATCGTGTCCAACCTTTGAAATATATTATCCCGAAAAAGCAATCGAAGTTGTTCAGAAGTGGAGTGACGAACATCCGCAAAAGACATTTCTTACGGAGTTCTTGAAGAACTATCCGAACGCAGAGCTTGATCACAGAGTACCAAAGGTTTGCCTAAAAAAATTAGGAGCTGTTTCGGGTTGTGCAAAAACAAAAAAAGGTGACGTGTATATTAGCTGTTATAGTTGTTGGAATCAGCCTGTTGAGAAGAGTGAAAAATGATGAGAGAAATATTAAAAATCCGTGAGGTATCCGGTGATTATGCTTTGGATATACCGTTCGCAGACGGTAGTGTAAACACGATATACTTTAATTCAAAACGAAATGCCGAAACAGTTAAGCATATTATCGAAGTTGACGGTAGTAAACCCAACGAAGCAACCGTGTGTGATATGCAAGAGATTAAGCACGGAAGTTGGGAATATGACAGCGAGGGTGTCGGTTATGCAAATTATTTATGTTCTGAGTGTGGCAACTTTCTCACTTTTTACGAGGACATTGATTTGTATCCATATTGTCCCTATTGCGGTGCAAAAATGAAACAGGAGCGTGATACGAATTGACGGTTAAAGATTATTTATATTCGGTCAGGGTTTCGGATAAGCTGATCAGAACGAAAGAACACGAACTGTCGAAACTTAGGCTGAATATTGCACAGGTATCGGTTAAGCAGAACGAGCCTGTTAAGACATCAGGAGTGAATGACCCTATGCGGATTGTTGACAGGATTGCAGACCTGCAGACTGAAATCAATCGGGAAATTGACAATCTTGTGCGGTTGAAAACTGAAATCCGCAGTAAAATCAACGCACTTGACGATTACCGTTACATTGCAATTTTGACCGAGTATTACATAAATTGTCAGAGGTGGGAGGATATTGCCGAGAGTATGGAAATGAGCGTAAGGCATACTCTGAGATTGCACGGCGAAGCGTTACAGGCGTTCCGAAAAAAGTTCGATTTCTCGTAAAATTATTTTGGAATGTCATTGAATGTCACCCTCACCCTGCGTATAATGGTATTATGAAAGTTTGACAAACAGGACATATGTAGAACTCTCCTAAGATAAAAATTGCACAGACCGCTCATAGTTCCAGCTGTGGGCGGTTTTGTGTTGTGAGGGAAAAGAAAGGGCGGTGATACCGTGAAAGACAAATTAAATGCAAGGCAGAGGAAGTTTGCGGAATATTATGCGCAGAGCGGTAACACCGTTCAGAGTGCGATACAGGCAGGATATTCAGAAAATTACGCAAACGCAAGAGCGTATGAATTGTTGGAGAATGTTGGAGTTTCAAAATACATCAAGGAGCTTTCTGATAAGCTCAAAGATGAGCGCATTATGAGTGCAAAGGACAGACAGGTTGCTTTGTCCGATATTGCCCGAAGTGCTGAGCAGGACACCTCCGACAGAATCAGGGCGATTGACACGCTCAACAAGATGACGGGCGAATACACCGTTAAGGTTGACGCAAAGGTTGAGCAGTCCGAAAAGCTATCCGATGTGTTCAGACAGTTAGGCGGTGAGGGCTTGAGTGAGTAGCTTTCCTTTGTCGCAAAAATACATTGACTTCATCAACACAACGAATGTGTCAGCTGAATTTCTTGAAGGCACGACAGCCTCGGGAAAAACTACCGTCGGAGCAGGCGTTAAGTTTATGCGAATGGTGTCGCAGTCGCCGAAGAAGCTTCACACAATTGCCGCCAAAACTACGGGCAAGGCTGAGGAAACTATTATTCAGCAGGATAACGGTATTCTCGACCTGCACCGTAACGCAGTTTACTGTGGCAATGGCGACAAGGACTACAGGCTGCCGCATATCAAGTTTGAGGGCAAAATCATCTATATTCTCGGTTACAGCAGTCGGGATAAGTGGGAAATGGTTCTCGGTGCGCAGTTTGGGTGCGTTTATATTGACGAAATCAACACCGCCGATATCGAGTTTATCCGAGAGATGTCAACCCGTAATGACTATATGCTTGCAACGCTGAATCCCGACGATCCGAGCCTGCCTGTGTATAAGGAGTTTGTCAACCGCTCCCGTCCTTTTAAAAAATATGAAAATGATGTTCCTCCCGAGATTACGGCGGAGCTTACCGAAGAACCTGTACCGAATTGGCGGTATTGGTTCTTTTCTTTTGCCGACAATTTAAGTCTTACACCCGAACAGATTGAAAAGAAAAAGAACTCTGCACCGAAAGGTACAAAGCTCTATAAAAATAAAATCTTAGGTTTGCGAGGCAGAGCAACAGGTCTTGTGTTCCCGAATTTTGAGAGGGCAAGACATATCAAATCAAAAGAGTGGGCAGGAAAGTTTTTGAACTGTAACCGCAAGTCGGAACACTTTGTTCAGTTCACCGCAGGTCTTGATACCGCCTATTCGCAGAAGTCGCCTGACACTATCGCAATGACATTTTACGGCATTACCAATCACGGCAAGTGTGTTCAGCTTGATGAAAGAGTTTATAACAACGCTGAAATGCAAACACCTATTGCCCCGAGTGACACGGTGAAGAATTTTATTGATTTTCTTGACCGCAACCGTGATGAATGGGGCTTTGCACGCACGGCTTTTATTGACAGCGCCGACCAAGCGACTATTACCGAATTTCAAAAGTATAAGCGACAGCACGGCTGTGTCTATGACTTTGCAAATGCATGGAAGAAAACGAAGATTATCGACCGAATCAATCTTGTACTCGGCTGGCTTGCCACCGATTGTTATTTTGTGCTTGAACATTGTAAAAACACGATTGCCGAGTTTGAAATTTACAGCTGGCGAGAGGATAAAGACAACACACCCGAGGACGGTCACGACCATTGCATTAACAGCGGTCAATATGCGTGGCTGCCGTTTAAAAATATTATTGGAAGTGAAATAAATGGGGCTGATTAACAGAATGGCTGAATCTATCAGATCGGGAATTAAAAACTTTTTGCAGATTACTCCTGCAAGCGACAAAACAATTACCGTTACCGAAACAAGCAATCATCTGACCGAGTGCTTTATCAATCGCATTTGGTATTGGGGCAACAGCAGACAGCTTGCGGAGCTGTACAGGCAGATTGATACAAACAAAACTATGTTTTGGGCGGCAAAAAGCACAAAGGGGCTTGAAATCCGTAAAATACACACGGGCTTGCCGGCACTCATCTGCGAAACGCTTGTGAATATCGTAATTGCCGACTACAACGGCACAGATGTTACAAGTAAAAATTCAACCGCTTATGCAGAGCGTTGGGAAGACATTGAAAAGCAGAACAAGCTATCCGACACGGTTAAGCAAATGCTCCGTGACCTATGTGTTGTCGGTGACGGTGCTTTTAAGGTCAGCTTCGACACGGCTGTATCAGATGTGCCGATTGTTGAATGGTATCCTGCCGAAAACATCGACTTTACATATGTGCGTGGCAGAATCCGAGAGGTTAAGTTTTACACCGATTACACGCAAAAACACCGCCGTTACCGCTTTGAAGAAACATACGGTTACGGCTATATTCACTATGCTTTGTATGATGACAACGGCAAAGAGATTGACCTGCACACGGTTGACGCTCTTTCGTGGATTGATTCAAAGGGCGTTACATTTGACGAATCATATATGTGGGCTGTACCTGTCCTTTACGGCAAATCGTGCCACAAGGGCAGAGGTGCGGGCATTATCGGCATAAAAACAGACGCTTTCGACAGCCTTGATGAAGTGTGGTCACAGTGGATGGACGCACTCAGAGCCTGCCGAACAAAGCAGTATGTGCCTGATTGCCTTGTTCCGAGAAATCCCGAAACCTGTCAGCCGATGTCGCCGAATCCGTTTGACAACCGATTTATCACCGTGGGCAACGATATGTCTGAAAACGGCAATGGCAACAGGATTTACACCGAAAGTCCGCAGATTCAGCACGAAAGCTATTTGAGTTCATACATTACTGCCCTCGACCTCTGCTTACAGGGCATTATATCGCCGTCAACTCTCGGCATTGATACGAAGAAGCTTGATAATGCAGACGCTCAGCGTGAAAAGGAAAAGACAACCCTTTACACAAGGCAGAACCTTGTGAAAATTACGCAGAACGCACTTCAAAGCCTTGTTGCAGTTGTACTCAATGCAGACGGTGAACTTAACGGCAAGGGTATTGTTGAGGGCTTGGAAGTATCCGTAAACTTCGGCGAATATGCAAATCCGAGCTTTGAAAGTCAGGTTGAAACCGTGTCAAAAGCAAGACAGGGCGGTTTGATGTCAGTTGAAACCTCGGTTGACGAACTTTACGGCGACAGCAAGTCGGAGGATTGGAAAGCCGAAGAGGTGCAGAGAATTAAGGAAGAACAGGGCATTGCAGGCGAAGAAGAAACCTCATCATTCGATGATTTGGCAGGACTTGATTTTAAAAATTTTTCTAATTAAACCTTGACAAATGTCCGTACATAATGTATTATATATGTACGGACAAAATAAGGCAGGTGTAAAGAATGTGTCCTAAAGGCAGACCTACGCAAGATAAGCGTGATAAAAGGTTTGAAATCAGATTATCAGCTGATACATATAATACCCTTGAAGAATGTGCTAAAAGTCTTAATATTACTAAGTCAGATGTAGTACATAAAGGTATTGCCTTAGTTAAAGCTGAAATTGATAAAAAGAAATAGAGTGTTGCCCACCGACCAAAGTTTGCAACACTCTAAAAAAACCGACAGAAGTATCTCTATCTGAAATCTATTATATCATTTAAGATTACTTCTGTCAAACAAAACAATTGATAGGAGTTTTTATTATGGCTTGTGTAAAGAGTGTAAAAAAGGTAATCGAAAGTGTTCGTGGCACTGTTAATCCATACTACGATATGGGCTGCGATAATGTCAATGAGATTTATCGTACCAATTCAAGTGTATTTGATATGATTTGTGATGCATTCGTATTCGGCTATGCCCAAGGCATAAAATCCGCAAAAGCTGAAATAAGAAAGGCGGCTAAATGATATGGATAACGAAATTTGGAAAGATATTGAAGAACTAAATGGAGATTATCAAATCAGTAATTTAGGTCGTTTGAAAAGAACAAAAAAATATAGAAATCAATTTACTGAATGGGAAAGCAATAAAATTCTTAAATGGCAAAAAGATAAAGATGGTTACTTAGTTACCAGTATCAAAAATCCATTAACTGGTAAGTATACATCATACAAAGCACATAGATTGGTTGCAAAAGCATTTATTCCTAACCCTAATAACTATCCACAAGTAAATCATAAGGACGAAAATAAAGAAAATAATAATGTGAATAATCTTGAGTGGTGTACCAGTTTATACAATAACCATTACGGAACAAAATTAGAGAAACAAAATAAGAGTGTTAAACAATATGATAAATTCGGAAATCTATTAAGGGTGTGGGATAGTGTAACTGTTGCGGGCGAAACATTGGGAATAGATAAAAGTCATATCGTAAAATGTTGTAGAGGAAAAACAAAAACCGCATATGGCTTTATTTGGAAATATAATTAAACAAGAAAGAAGAGGCAGTTAATTTGTGACAGCCTCTTCTTTCTTGTTATTCGATAGGTGAAACGGATATTATTAATGGACTATGATATTTCAAAAGCATTCGAAAAAATTGAAAATGAACTAATATCATCAATGATAAGAAATTTTAAAAATCATAGAGTTGAAGAAGATAAAAATAATTTTTGTTGGACACAATGGCAGGCTGAACAGCTCAAAAGTCTTGAAGAGTACCGTAAGCACAACGCAAAGAAATTCGGCAGGCGTTTCAAAACCATTAACGGCAAGGTTGAAGAGATGATTCGCACCGCCAAAGCTGACGGAAATGCAAGTCAGGAGGCAGAAATTCTTGAAGCTGTCAAGGACGGTTTCAAAGCCCCGAAAAAGCCGTCAGCACACAGCACAGCCGAGTTCTTTAAGGTGAATGACCGTAAACTTGACGCACTCATAAAATCGACCACAGACGATTTAAAGAAGGCAGAAACGGCGGTTTTGCGTATGAGCAACGACAAGTACCGCAAGGCGATTTTTAACGCACAGGTTGCAATGAACACGGGTGCGGTTACATACGAAAAAGCCGTTGATATGGCGTGTAAAGATATGCTCAACGCAGGTCTTAATTGTGTGGAATACAAAAATGGTGCAAGGCACACGCTCTCGGATTATGCGGATATGGCGGTTAAAACAGCCAACAAAAGAGCCTATCTGCGTGGTGAGGGCGAAAAGCGAGCCGAATGGGGAGTATCCCTCGTTGTTGTGAATTCAAGACAGGGCGGTTGCCCCGATTGTGCAAAATATATCGGCAAGGTGTTTATTGACGATGTTTATTCAAACGGCAAAAAGTCAGACGGAAACTATCCGCTTCTCTCAACCGCAATCAAGAACGGTTTGTTTCATCCAAGATGTAAGGACAGCACAAGTACATATTATCCCGAACTTGATGATTTGGACGCACCGTTGTCTGAAGATGAAATCAAAGAGCTTGACCGTCAGCGAGGAATTGAGGAAAAACAGCAGTATGCACAGCGACAGGCAGAACGCTTTGACCGCCGTGCCGAATACAGCCTTGATGAGGACAATAAACGAATAGCCCAAACCCGAGCCGATGAGTGGCACGATAGAGCGAATACGCTTGAAGAAAAGACAAAGCAATTCTCACTAAACACCAATGAACAGAAATATTACAGACCTGTTTTTGAAGAAGATATATCAAAAACTTTTGAACGCAAAATTGAGGGCGAAACAATTACAATTGATACCCACAAGGCAAATACATTGTGTGACAATGTTTATATTTCAGATAAGGTAAAGCTAAAACGAAAAGAACTTCATAATTTTGATATGCAAGTGAGAAAAGCGTTTGATATGCTCGGAGAGGTTGAAACAAGCGGAAAGCCTGAAATTTGTATTGTCACTCCCGAAGAAATGCGAGTAAATGCTATTGCTTCATATATGCCAATGCAAAATGTTCTAAATGTCAATTCAGCATACTTTTCAACAAGTGATTTGTCAGATTTACAAGAAAACTTGGCTTGTCCGCAAGACGGATTGAGTACAATTCTTCACGAACTGATTCATTGGCAAGACGCTAAAAATTACAGAGCAAAATTCGGAGGTATTAACGATTATTTTGAATATTGCGATTACCTTAATAAAATTTATGCTCCAAAGGTTGAAAAATTGATAAATAACGGTTATAATATAGAGGATATAAGTGAGTATGCTTTTGAATGCTTAAAAGATAAAGCTATGGATGAAGTGTATAACGAGTACAGAGTCAGCAAACTTTTAGGGTGATGATGGTATGAGATTGATACAAACTGAAGAACAAAAATCTCTATGGAATGCGTTTAAGCCGTACCTTGTAACAAATGGTTTAAATGTCACTTTGCGTGAAGATGCTCCACAAGAAGCTAAAGATGCCGAAGCACTTTACAGTAAGCTTAGAGAGAAACAAAAAATGCAATATCTAAAAGATAGTGGCATAATCTAACCGCTCCGTAAAAAGGGCGGTTTTGTTGTTTAACTTGCCTGCAACTTGCCGTAACAAAATTTAACACATCAAATCAGCACTTTGAGAAATCAGAGTGCTTTTTTATTGCATTTAAACTGGTCGAAATCGACTAGTTTAAAATATTGAAAAGGTGGTGACAGAATGAAAATCAGAGTAACAACAGCATTTAATGACAGGCAGAACGGCTATGTAACCCGACCTGTGAATGAAGTTTTTGAATGCTCCGAGCAGAGAGCAAAGGAACTCATTGACGGCGGTTTTGCAGAAGAGGTCAAGCCTGACGCTCCCAAAAAGCCGAGAGCCAAAGCAGTTAAAACAGAAAAAACAGAAAAAGCGGATTAAGCACTTTACGAATATGTAAGGTGCTTTTTTATTGTCCGAAGACATTAAACTACGGGAGACACCGTGCAAAACTGAAACAGAGAGACACTCTATAAACTGATTACGGGAGACACCCGAAAAACTGAAAGGATATGAAAAAAATGGCAGAACCAAATCCAACACCAACCCCCAATGAACCGACACCTGCACCGCAGGGAAACGCTCCTGCCTTTGATTACGACAAGCTCGCAAGCCTTATTACAGGCAAACAGAGCGTGACAGAGGACACCGTTTTGAAGTCATATTTTAAGGAGCAGGGATTGTCAGCCGATGAGATGAAAGAGGCTATCGGTGCTTTTAAAAAGCAGAAAGCCAAGAACACTCCCGACTTTGCAAAAATGCAGTCGGAAGTTGAATCCGCAAACAACGCAAAACTTATGGCAGAAGTCAACCAATCGGCAACCCTCGAAGCCGTAAAACAGGGCGTTGACATTGCAACCGTTCCGTATGTGCTTAAAATTGCAGACTTTTCAAAGGCTGTGACAGACGGCAAGGTCAATGCGGAAAAGCTGACAGAGGCTGTTAAAAAGGTGCTTGACGATATTCCCGCACTCAAGGGCAAACCTGCCGAGAACGGCACAGGAGTTAAGAAAATCGGCGGTGACGGCAACAGCGACAAAAATTTAACAGAAGATGCCTTAAGAGGAATTTTCGGCATCAAATCTAAAAAGTAAGAAAAGAGGTAAATAATTATGGCAGTATTAGAATACGCAACTATTTTCAGTAATGTATTAAGAGAATTGTATGGTCAGGCCCTTACTTGCGATGACCTTTACCACTCAAACTCTGACATTCAGATTATCAACGGTAAGGATATTAAAATTCCGAAACTCTCGGTCAGCGGTTATAAAGACCATACACGAGGTGCAGGCGGTTTTAATTTGGGTACATATTCAAACGGTTACGAAACCAAATCCCTTGACCACGACAGAGATATTGAGTTTGCTATCGACCCTATTGATGTTGACGAAACAAATATGGTAGTGACTATCGCAAATATTCAGACACGCTTTGAAAAAACACAGGCTATACCTGAACTCGACTGTTATACTTACAGCAAGCTTTATACAGAAGCTAAGCGAGTTGGTGCAACAGTAAAAACTACTGCATTAACTGCGGCGAATGTGCTTGCAGATTTTGACGATAACCTTGAGGCTTTTGCCGAAGCGGGTGTACCGCTCGACAGGGTTATTCTTTATGCGACACCACAGTACAAAAAGCTTTTGAAGAATGCAGAGGGTATTCAGAGAACACTTGAAATCAGTTCCGCAAAGGGCATTGACCGCCGTGTTCGTTCCGTTGATGATATTGATAAGATTGTAGAAGTGCCAAGCTCAAGAATGAAGTCTTTGTTTGATTTTACAAACGGTTGTGTTGCTGACAGCTCAGCTAAGCAGATTGACTATATTCTTATTGACCCGGAAGCACAGGTGTCAAGAGTTAAGTATTCATATATCAATGTCTATACTCCAGGTTCTGACAGCCGAACAGCTGATAATTATATATATCAGAACAGAAAAGTTAATGGTACTTTTGCCATTGACGAACTTATGAAGCAGGGCGTAATCATTCATGCCGAGGCTTAAAGCGAGGTGAGAAAAAATGAAAGCAATCAAAGACAATAAGTCATATACAGTCAACACAGACGAGGAAGCTAAGACTTATGTATCCCGTGGTTATGATATTCAGGATGACAACGGCAAAATCAAAGAATATGGATTAGGCAAGAAAATTTCTGTTGATGATTACAATACTTTGAAGAAAGAAAATTCAAAGCTCAAAGCCGAAAACAAAAAACTTAAAGAGAGTACCAAGTCAGACACAAAGGAGTAAATCTATGTATGCCGATTACATTGAACATCAGGGTGGAGATGAAAACAGTATTATCTCTGCCGAACACATTGATGTTCTGACTTTTAACCGCATTGATTTTGAAAAGCTTTCGGAAATGCAGAAGAGAATCATCAGCAGAGTGCATAGCAGACTTACTGCTTTTGAAGAAGAAAATGCCGATATGATTTCTTCCTATCTGAAAAGCTATTCAATCAACGGCACATCAATGGAATTTGGCGCAAGCTGGAATTTAATGTGTATCAGCGGAGTGGCAATTCCTGCCGACCTCTATGCGTTGCTAAAATCAACGGGACTTTGTTATCCTGCAATCTGAAAGGTGCGTGAAAACCGTGAAATTTCCGTCACTTGTAAAAAAGCAGTTCTGCAAAACTCCTGTCGAGGTCACAATCTACGGTGAGGGTGTTACCGAAGACGGAGCACCCCTGACCGTGTTTGAATGCAAAAATCTGTATCCCTCCGACAGCTTGTACCCGTCAGCAACCCTGCACGGTGGCTCTGCCTTGTGTAATATGCAGTCAAAGGCAAAGACGGTCTATACCAAAGAGCAGAAAATTGTTCAGGTGTCGGCTGTCTTGCTTTTTGACGGCGACATTGCTCCCGACAGCCCCACTTTAAGCGGTGGCTTTGTAATCCTTGACGGCGTAAAACGAAACATCGTACAGGGTACAAAACACCGCAACCCCGACGGCAAAGTTAATTTTACGGAATTGGATGTGATTTAATGGGATTTTCGGTATCATCAAAAATCAAACTCAATATGCCTGTTGTAAAACAGCTTGATAGGGCAAAGCAACAGGCTCTTGAACAGACAGGTGACGCACTTCTTAAACAGGTGAAAAACACGCAGGTAATGCCGTTTGATACGGGTAATCTTCAGAACGAAAATACCTTTGAAGATTGTGCGCAGAGTTGGAACGGCACGGTTAAAATTGTGTCAAGCACTCCGTATGCAAGGCGGTTGTATTTTCATCCCGAGTATAATTTCAGCCGTAAGGAAAACATTGCCGCAGGCGGTAAATGGTTTGCTCCGTGGCTTGAGGGTGGTACACGGCAGAATTTTTGCAGTCGGGCATTTGTGAGATTTTACAGAAAGGAAGCAGGACTTTGATTTACTTATCGGACATCAGAGATTGGCTCAAAAGCGTTACCTCAGCCGAGCATTATTACATCGGCAAACTTGACAACAAGCAGGACAGGTCAATCGGTGTGTATTCATTAAAGCAGTCGGGAACACCCACAAGGGCAATCGGCGGTGAAAGCACCTACGATACAATAAGCGTGTCTTTGCTTATCCATTACACCGACAACGCAAGAGAAACCGAGGAGTTTGCACGCAGACTTTACGAAACGCTTTACGACATTAAAAATGTTGAAATTAAGGAACACAAAATCTATATAATCGAACTGCTCACGGAAGAACCCGTTGATGTGGGAACAGACGACAAGGGTGTGTATGAGCAGGTCATTGAAGTTAAATTTTATTACGAAAGGAAGTAATTTTATGGCAAAAGTTGAATCGGGAGTATTCCCGTGCTATGAAAATCAGTTTGCGGTTGGCAAGGCAGGAACAGAATCCGCCACGACAAATATTGCTAACTGCGAAGAATTTTCTGTTGCATTTGACAACGGTGTCGAGGAATGGACAGCCTTTGAAAACGAGGGCTGGAAGTCAAGGCTTATGACAGCAAAGTCAATCACAATTTCGGTAAAGGGCAAGCGTACAATCGGTGACGCAGGCAATGACCAGATTGCCGCCCTTGCATTTGAAAACGGCAGAAAGACAGAAGTTTCGTTTATGTGGACCTTCCCTAACGGTGCAACCGTCCTCTTTAAAAATGCAGTTGTATCCGTTACATCAAACGGTGCAGGCGCAAGTACGGGTGTTGCTCCGCTTGAATTTGAAGTTATGTCAAACGGCAAACCCGTATATACAGCAGCCGCTTAAAAAACGAAAGGAATGAACGATTATGTCAAAGTTAATTGATATTACAGACAAGCTTAATTTTGAGGAAAAGCCGAGTGTCAGAGTTAAAAATGTTGACCTTGCAATCAACAATGACGCAGTTTCAATGCTCAAAGTTGCGGCACTTTTTGAGGACGGCAACGGTAAAAGTAAAGATGTTATTGAAATGTATCATCTTCTTTTTGATGAATCCGAGAGAGAAAAGATTGAAAAGTTAAAGCTGAATATGCACGATTTCAACGCCCTTATCAGCGAATCTGCCAAAATTGCAACAGGCGATTTGACTGACGAGGGGGAAGCTCAGACCCCGGCTACGACCTGATTGATGACTTTGATTTAATCGTGTCGAGCTTTCGCTCGGAGTACGGGGTCAGCATTTATTCAAAGGATTTTGCTAAAATGAGTTGGAATGAGTTCTGCTCACTTCTGCAAGGCTTAGGACCCGAAACACCGCTTGCAAGAACGGTTCAAATTCGCCTTGAAACCGACAAAGAGGTCTTGAAAAACTTTACTTCGTCACAGCATAAAATCCGCAACAAATGGCGGTCAAGGAATGTAAAGCACTATTCAGACGAAGATATGAACACCGTTCTTGCAGAATTTCAAAACTTTTTTGCAAGCTTGTAAACAAAAAGCCACTCCAAACGGGGTGGCTGTTCTTTTGCAAAATTTTATTAGCGTACATCATAACGGTGTGCGCTGTTTTTATGCTTGTTTTTAAAGAATCTAAAATGAAAGGAAGTGGTGAATATGGCGACAAAGGCGGGTGAAATTGAGCTTGATGTCAGGCTTACGGGTGATGATATTTCTAAAACATTGCATAAGATTTCCGATTCAATTACAAAAAAGTTTGATTCGGCGTTTTCAAGTCTTTCAAAAGATTTTGAAAATGTAAGCACGGATATGAAACAGTCCTTTTCAAAGGTTGCGGAGGGCGTTTCTCAGAAAACCGAGAAAGAGTTTTCAAACATCAAAGGCAGCGGTGAGCAGTTAAGCAATTCGGTTTCATCCTCGTTTAAGAAAATCGGTACAGTTGTGGTTGCCGCCCTTTCCGTTGCCAAAATCAAGGAGTTCGGTCAGCAGTGCATTGAATCGGCTGCGGAAGTCAAGGCGGCAAATTCGCAGTTTGAGCAGACATTCGGTACAATGCAGTCACAGGCAGAATCAGCAATTCAGAGCGTTGCCAATCAGAGCGGTATTCTTGAAACCCGATTGCAGGGCGTCGGCACAAGCATTTATGCCTTTGCAAAAACTACTGGAATGGACAGTTCAAGTGCTTTGGGTATGATGCAGGAGGCTTTGCAGGTAACAGCCGACAGTGCCGCATATTATGACCGTTCGCTTGAAGATACCGCAGAAAGCCTGAAATCGTTTCTCAAAGGCAACTTTGAAAATGATGCCGCACTCGGTTTGTCCTGTACCGAAACCACACGAAATGCGGCGGCTAATAAGCTGTATGGCAAGTCATTTACGGATTTGTCGGAATCGCAGAAACAGCTCACGCTTTTGCAAATGGTCAAGGACGCTAATCAGCTTTCGGGTGCTATGGGACAGGCAAGCCGTGAAGCAGACGGTTGGGAGAATGTAACAGGCAACCTCAGAGAAAGTTGGAAACAGCTCCTTGCCGTAGTCGGTCAACCTATTCTTCAGGTGGCAACTCAGGTTGTAAAGCGGTTGAGTTCCGCACTTGCAACTTTAACGGAATATGCCAAAGGTGCGGTTGAATCGCTTTCAAAGGTCTTCGGCTGGGATACAGGCAACAACACCGCAAGCAATATCAAATCTGCGTCCGATTCTGCCAAAAGCCTTACGGATACGGCAGATGACAGTTCAAAGTCGCTTGATAATGTTCAGAAAAGTTCCGAAAAAGCAAAGAGAAGTGTAGCGGGCTTTGACAAGCTGAATGTGCTTTCAAGTACCGATAGTTCTTCAAAGTCAGATACATCTTCATCAAAAAGCTCATCGGGCGGTTCATCAGGCGGAGCTGTTGCAAAGAATGTTGTCAAGGACACAAGCAAAAACCTTTCGGGGGCATTCAAAAATCTATACGAAAAAAGCGGATTCAAAGGCTTTGTCGAGAATGTACAGAAAGGTATTAACAAGGTCGATTGGTCAGCTGTAGGCAAGAACTGCAAGACCGTTTTTGATAATGCTGTTCCCATAGTTCAAAAGGCATTCGGCACAATGCAAAAGGTCGGTTCTGCAAAACTCGGGGCAATCGGCTCTGCATTCGGAGCGGTTGCGACAATCGGCGGAAAGTCGTTTCAGACCATTTCAGGCGGTGTTGCTAAGTGGATTTCAAAAGACAGGGAAAAGATTATCGGCTTTATCGACGCCATAGGCAACAATCTTACAAACGGCTATAACAACCTTTCAATCTTTTTTGATAATTTCGGTACACTTGCAGGCAATGCAATTGACAATGTTCGCCCTCAAATGGAAGAATCAATTTCCAATCTTTTAAGCGGTCTTACAACCTTTGCGGGTTCAGTCGGTGAAGTTGTTTCGGGTGCGTTTTCAACTGCAACCGAAAGCCTTGTTGAATGGACAGAAAATGACGGTGCAACAATCACAGAATTTCTTGAAAATTTACAATTGCAGTTTGCAGATGTGTTTAACTTTATCGGTCAAATTTTCGGAGATATCGGAACAATTATCAGTAATTGGTGGAACGGCAACGGACAGCAGATTTTTCAGAATATCTGCAATATGTTTACCAACATCGGCACAACCCTGATGAATGTTTACAATCAATGGATTAAGCCTGCGTGGGATTTTATCGTAGCAATCGTAAAGTCGGCTTGGGAAAACTGGCTGAAGCCTGTTTTTGAAGGTGCGATAAATTTCTTCGGCAAGGTTGCAGACTGTGTTTCAACCGTGTGGAATAACTTCCTGTCACCGTTTGTAAACTGGCTTGTCAGCTTTTGGGGACCTATATTTCAGAATGTTTTCAATGCCGTAAAAAGGGTGTTTGATAATGTGTTTACATTTATCGGTGGGTTGGTTACCTCTATACAGAAAACATTCGGCGGTCTTATTGACTTTATCACAGGTGTTTTTTCGGGAGATTGGAAAAAAGCTTGGCAAGGTATTTACGACTTTTTCAAAGGTATTTGGGATGGTATTTGTGCCGTGTTTAGATTTATTGTAAATGCTATCATTGACGGTATTAACGGCTTGTGGACGGGTATTTATAACTTTGTTTCCGGTGTTATCAATGCAATCGGCGGAATTGCAGGGGCAATTGGTTCTGTCATCGGGCAGGATTGGAGCTTTTCAATGCCTGAAAATCCGCCTCTCATTCCGAGATTTGAAGAACCCACAGAATCACCTGCACGAAAATTTGCAAAAGGCGGTATTGTTAAAGCTCCGACACTTGCTGTTGTCGGCGATAACGCAGGCGCTAACAGCGGTAACCCTGAGGTTATTTCTCCGCTCAACAAGTTGCAGGGTATGCTCGACAATTCGGGCGGTCAGGATACCGTGATTCTCACACAAATTCTTGACCTGCTTAAACGCATTTATGAAATGTTCATTATCTTCAGCAACAACGGCGGCAACACTTATTTGTTTACTGCCGAGCTTGAGGGTTCAACGCTCTTTGAAGAAATGGTAAGACAGGACGAACTTTACAGACGCAGACACAACGGTAAATCCGCATTTACATAAAAGGGGGGATGATATGTCAAATTACAACGGCTGGTTGCTTAAATTCGGCAACAACATAATGCCGAATAAGTACATTACCGCATTTTCATCAACTCCGAATCAGCGGCTTGAGACTTCTGCGGAACGAGATCAGAACGGTACACTTCAAAGAGCAACGCTGTCAAATTACAAAACAAAAATTTCGTTTTCAACTCACATTCTTCATCTTGACGAAAAGATTGATTTTCAGTCGATTATCAACCTCTCAATGGCGAATAAGTTACAGAGAAAGTGCAGGGTAACTTATTGGAACGATGAAACGAACAGCTATTACACCTCTTATTTTTATATTCCTGATATCGAATATACCGTAATGACCGCCGAAAAAAGTGATATAACCTATCAGCCGATTACGGTTGAGCTGATTGAGTATTAAGGGGTGATTCTTAAAAATGCTTGTATCTAAAGAAATTGCTGATAAGCTGAAAACAAACACACTTTACAACACCGTTGCCCTGCATTCTCCTGACGGCAGTTTTGAGGATATAACCGGTGAAAGTATCGTGCTTAACAGTTTTTCGCTTGAAAATGAAATCGTTGAAAAAGAATTGAAATTCGGCGGTTGCATAGCCTCTGAAATGAGCGTGAAACTCATTGATTATGATTGCTCGGCTTTGATAGGAAAGACGGTACAGGTCATCATAACGGCAACATATCTTGAATCGGAGCTGTATCCGTCAGATGATTTGTACCCGTCAAATACTCTTATTTGTCCTGCCGAAACAGGAACGGTTGAATGTCCTGTTTTCTACGGTAAAATTCAGTCGGCTCAAAGAGATAAAAAACAGCGTAACATCGTCAAAATCACAGCCTATGACGCTTTTTATGATATGTCAAAGGTGGATATGTCTTTGTGGTTTGGAGGCAAAGAGAACTATGGTTATGCGCACTATCAAAAAGACGATAATTTTAAGAGCTTTTATTCAATAATCGCAGAATTTGCCAAAGATTATGCAATTACAGGGGTTTCACCGCCGAGCTTATCTATCTTTAGTGTACCGCTGAAATTTGATGATACCTGCGTGGAAAAGGTTATAAAGGACATTACCTTGTCAGATTTAATCCAAGCTTATGCAGAATTAACTTTGAGCTTTGCCGTTATAGATGCCGACGGAAAAATGCGTTTTAAAAGGCTGTATTCTCAATCTTCCGTTGAAACAATCGATTCGTACAAAGATTTATCCTTTGAAGATTACGAACTTGAGCCTATCCGTATGTACAGTGCTAAGTTTGCTGATAAAAAAGTGTTTTTGTATGGCAACAGTAACGATTTTTCGTGGTATGTTTCCGATAACATTTTGATGAGGTGCAGAACAACAGCAAGTGATATCGGCACAAAATATAATTCTGTTAATTTTTTTGGTGATGTATGTAAATACCGCCCGACAAAAATTAAGCTGTTTTCGTATTGGTGGCTTGAGGCAGGCGATAAGTACACAATTAAAACTCCGTTTGAAGATTTGCCGACAATTGAAACATTTGTGTTCAATAAGAAAATGGACGGATTTATAACTGCCCTCACATCAAAGGGCGAAAAACGATTAGGAAAGGAAGTAAAAGAAAATGAACAAATACAATAAAATTGTCTTTGTGAACGGCTCTGTTCCTGCTCTTAACGCCGACAACCTCAACCATATGGACGAGGGGATTGAACGGGCAACAGACGGAGCAATTGCACTTGAATCCGAAATAGCCACAGCAAGAGGCAGTTCTAATTCGCTTGGAGCAAGGCTTGATACGGTTGACACAAATCTTGCAAACAAAGCAGATAAAGCCAGCACTCTTGCAGGCTACGGAATTACGGACGCATATACGAAGGAAAAAACAGACCAAAAACTTGCCCAAAAGCTCAATTCAATGCCGTTTGACAGCGAGCCCAAATATAATAGCCCGTGTTATCTCACAAGCGGTACGGTTTACAGCGCCCTGCTTGTTAAAGCAGATAAAACCGCCTTGGCGACTAAATACGATTCGTCAAATATTGAAAGCGGAACATCAACACTTACACCTTATTCAACCATTGCCGATAAAATCAAAAGTGCAAGCTGTACATATAAGACGATTGGTGACATCGTAATCGTCGGTGCAACGGTCAAAATGAATGCGGCTACAATTGGAGCAAACAGCACATATCCGCTGATTGATTTGCCGTACAAATGCATTGCCGAGGACAATGTTTTTTGTGTCGGCATTTCAAACCTTGGCAAGGTCTTTAAATTTGCTGTGTTAAAAAATAACACTTGGTTGCAGTTTCAGACACAGGATAAGACGGCTTACACATTCGCAGACGGCGAACAAATCAATGTGATTTGTTCGTACAAAATTAAATAACGGAGGTAAAAATTATGGAACTTAAAGAAAAAATCACACTCGATATGCTCACAAAGGACAGCGTGTCGGTGCTCAGACAGCAGTTTTTAACCTTTAACGGTGAAGAAATGCAGGTCGGCGGAAACATCCGCAATGCCTATATGAATGATGAATCAGGCAGAGAACAGATAAGAAAAGTCTTGTCTGATGAATACTACAATGCCGTTATGGCTGTATGGGGAACAGAACCGACAGTCGAAGAGCCGACAGAAAGCGAGGTGTAAACAATGAAAGAAAACATTTTACAGGCATTATTTGCCACTGTGTGCGGTGCTATTGTTGCATATCTTAACATCTTGCTTGTGCCGTTTGCGGTGATGATTGCGGTAATGATTATCGATTACATCACAGGAATGGCACAGGCATACATAAGCCACACGCTGAACAGCCGTGTCGGTGTAACAGGCATTATCAAAAAGGTAGGCTATATCGTAGCTGTAGCGGTCGGTATTGTCGCCGACTATCTCATCAGCTCGGCACTTGTCAACTGCGGAATCGACCTGCGGATTAACTACTGTATCGGCATGATTGTTACGATTTGGTTTATCATCAACGAGTTGATTTCAATTTTAGAAAACCTCTCGGAAATCGGTATTCCGTTGCCGAAATTTTTGGTATCAATCGTTAAAAGGCTGAAAACCACAGTCGAAGTAAAAACAGATGAAAGCGAGGAATAATATGAAAATACCGTTACAAAGCCTCAGATTGATGAATTACTCGAAAAATCAGAAATTAAGGTCGAAACAGTTTACGGCAAGGCAACCACAGTAAGCTGTAAACTGCCAAACGGATTTGTTATAACTGAATCAAGCGGAGCAGTTGACACAGCAAACTATGATGAAAAAATCGGTACAGAAATCTGTATGGCAAGAATTGAAAACAAATTGTGGGAACTCGAAGGATATGCACTTACAAAACAACTTTACGAAAGTGAGGAATAATTAAATTATGAGTAATTCAAAACTTGTTAATTACACAAAATTAAGTCCAAATCACAGCGGTAAGCGTACACACAGCATTGACCGAATCACTCCACATTGCGTAGTCGGTCAGTGTTCAGTTGAAACACTTGGAAACATTTTTCAGAATACAGCTTGTGAGGCAAGCTGTAACTACGGAATCGGCTATGACGGCAGAGTGTTGCTCTGTGTCGATGAGGGCAACCGCTCTTGGTGTTCATCAAGCAATGCAAATGACCAGCGTGCAGTCACAATCGAATGTGCAAGCGACACAACAGATCCTTACACCATGAACAGCAAGGTTTATAACAAACTCGTTGCACTTTGCGTTGACATCTGCAAGCGTAACGGCAAGACTAAACTGCTTTGGTTCGGTAACGAGGACAAGACTTTAAACTATTCGCCAAAATCAGGCGAAATGGTCTTGACTGTACATAGGTGGTTTGCAAATAAATCCTGCCCAGGTGACTGGCTCTACAACAGGCTTGGCAATCTTGCAGACGAAGTAACCGCACAGCTCGGCGGTAAAACATCAAATAAGGAGAATGAGGAAATGATTAAATACGGTTCACATAATACAGCAACACTCGCATTCAAAAAGCAGTTGATTACTTTGTACAACATGAAGATTATCAAAACAAAAGTTGACAATTCAAACGGCTTCGGTGACGGCACTTTGAAAGCTGTAAAAGAGGCACAGAGAGCAGGTAAGGTCACGGTTGACGGCATTGTCGGAGAGAAGACAATCAATGCTATTTATCATCTCATCAATGACGGCATCAGAGCCAAGGATAGCAAAATCGCCAACGCTAAAAAAGCACTCGGCTGATATTGAATGTTTCGCACCGCTACAAAGTTAATGGCGGTGCGAAATGTTATCAAAGAATTGAGGTGAAACAAATGATAGAACTGTATCAAGGTGATTGTCTTGAATTAATGAAAAACATTGCCGATAACAGCGTTGACTTGTTACTGACAGATCCGCCTTATGTGTTAAACACAAAGGGCGGCGGAACTGTAAACAAGATAATGAAATTAAGTGAATCTTTAGCGGATGTCGAGAAAGCAAAAATAATTAATGGGTATGATATTGAACTTTTCGGACAAGAATTTTTGCGAGTTATGAAAGAAATCAATGCTTATTTTTGGTGCAATAAAGCACAAATATATGATTATTTAAAATTTTATGTCGGGCAACTTAAATGCAAATTTGATATAATTTGTTGGCACAAAACGAACGCTTTGCCCACCTATTCAAATAAGTATTTAAGCGACACCGAATATTTACTTTATTTCAGAAAAGGAAAAGGTAAGTGCTTTCCCCACAGTTACGAGGATGCGAAAACATATTATTTAAGCGGTTCAAACCTAAAAGGACAAAAAATGTGGAAACATCCAACCATTAAACCTCTTTACATTACTGAAAAAATAATCCGAAACAGTTCAAAAGAAAATTACACTGTTTTAGATCCGTTTATGGGAAGCGGAACAACAGGTGTTGCCTGCATAAATACAAATCGCAATTTTATTGGTGTTGAGCTTGACGAAAAGTATTACAAAATTGCTGAGGAAAGAATAAATTCAGCGATTAAACAAACTACATAACAAAATAACAAACACATAATTGCAAAAAATCCCCCTCATCCGACATAAAAAACGGGTGAGGGGAGTTTGTTATTATTTATTATTTTCTTCCGCAATCCTTTCGAGCTCACGAATACAGTTTACAAATTAAAGGTGAGGTGAATATCACACTTTTTCTGCCTTGCATTTGCCTAACATTTTTAACCGTTTTTCTTGTATTTTAACATATTTTAGCAGATGAAAGGCAAAAAAATAACCGCACTAAAAAACTTAAAAATGGCTTTCTAATGCGGTTTTTTCTATGGTCGAGGTGACAGGACTTGAACCTGCGGCATCTTGGTCCCAAACCAAGCACTCTACCAAACTGAGCTACACCTCGAAATGTTGTTTAATAACAACAGCTTGATTATTATATACCATATTTTCGGATTTGTCAACATGATTTTCGCTTTTTATTCAAAATTAATTCAAATATTTTGAAAATCACCATAAAACAGACCGAAAATGTGGTAGAAAACAGCCGTCCCTACATAAGAAACGGCTGTTGGTGCGGATAACAGGACTTGAACCTGCATGAAATTGCTTTCACATGGACCTGAACCATGCGCGTCTGCCAATTCCGCCATATCCGCATATGTTTAATTTTGTGTACAAGAAGTCGATAGTGAGCATTTAAACTGAAATATGTTAGCAACGCTACCCCTGACCTACTGCTTAGAAGGCAGTTGGTCACTCTTAGCATCCATTATTTGTGCAACACCCAAAATGTGCTATATTATTATAGCAGACCGGCAGGTAAGTGTCAAGTGACATTTACTTTATCGGTCTGTTTTACGCTGATTATTTTTCAGAATCGGGTTTGCGGATTTTGAAACCGTCATATTTTCCGATGTCGCAGAGGGCAATTTCGTGGCAACCCATTCTTGTTGACAGCGGTGCAAGTTCCATATAGTCGCCATAGAGGAAAGTAAGGTACTTGTCATATTCCTTTGGCACGGGGAACTTGTAACCCTCAAAGTCGGCATAAGCAACATCGTCAAGATATTCCTTTGGAAAAGCACCGTTATAAATATTTCTGCCCATTCCGTCATAGAGATATTTTGCGTTCTTTTTGTTTTTAAAGAATTTTAAAGTACGGACTTCAAGCCACATACTGAATCTGAGCGGAAATATTTTTTTGCAGAAATTTGTTACAATGCTCTGGATCCTACTGCCGTTTTCAGCCTTGCGATTGTTCCATTTATTGAACACCAGCGCTCTTGTGAACAGAGTCACAGCCATATGAATTTTTCGTCCGATTGCTGAATTGGCTGTGTTATCATGACAGAAAATATCAAACGCAATTCCGTTGTGCATTGCGTGATGGTCTTTTGCAAAGTCGGTTGCAAAGAAAGTGTCGTCCAGTCTGACCTTGGCAAATTCATAGAAACAAGCCTTGTCCGTATGGTACGATTGAAAAGTCATATTGCTCGGAAGTTCCTTTGGCGCAATCTCGCAAAAGCGGTCAAAATCTTCACGCAACATCATAATATCGGCATCATCATCCCACGGAATGAATCCTTTGTGACGGATTGCACCGAGAAGTGTTCCGCCGCCGAGAAAATATTTTATGTTGTGCTTTCGGCAAATTCTGTCGGTTTCAAGCAGAAATGCAAGCTGAATTTCGTGAATTGAATCAAGTCTGCGTTCGTGTGAGTGGGGGATACGCAGAACTTTTTCGGACTTCATCTTGTCCATTATGCAGATTTTCAGCATGGTTTCAAGGTCAATGTCGGGAGTGCATTCGTTTACGGAAATCTTGTTTGAATTAATTGCACAGCCGTCAAGCTCCGCAAAATTGCCCGACTCAATTGTACAGCGACTGCCGTAAATATCGTTGAGAACAGCCGCAATCATAATCAGCGATGCGTTGCAATTTTTGCCGCCGACATTATAAACTGTGTTTTCTTTAAGAGTTGTCATTGCGAACACAATCGCCTTTAAAACATCGTTGATATAAACAAAGGTATAGCGATCCCTTGTTGCCGGAACAACTGTGTTACGGCGGTTGGCTATATCGTCAAAAACAGGATCAAGCACGCTTGTAAAGTTGCTTGACGCTCCCAAAATTATGCCCGTTCTGAGCGTTGTAACGGTTGATTCGCTGTTCTTCAAAACCGAGTGCAAGGCGGTTTCTCTCGTTCTCATAAGCTGACCTGCAAGCGATGAGGGAGAGGTTGTGTCAAGTCCTGCGTACTCGTTTTCGGAATAAACTCTGTGCGGTTTGGCTTTGCCGTAAATTCTGCTGTCGTTCACAACGACAACCCTTGCGCCTGTGGCTTTTGCAATTTTGGCACAGGCATTTATCTCTGCAATGCCGTCAATCATAATCTGTGGATTGTTGTCTGTATGCTCACCGCAGATTCCTGTTGTAATTACATAGTCGGCACTTGAAATTTCCGATGTGGAATTATAATCAACAAAATCAAAATCATCTCTTAACAGGAGTTCGCTGTGGTAGGATGCCATTGCGTTGCGTGATTTGCCGAGAAGGATAACTTTTATTCCGAGCCTCTTAGCCTCGTTATTGTACAGAAAGGCATAGCAAAGACACCTTGCAAGTTCACCGCCCGAGATGACAATTGTTTTGTTCCTGAGCTTTGCAAGAGTTTCTTTTTCAACTCCGGGCAATGCCGCCCTGTCGGCCTCAAATTCGTTTAAAAAATCTTTAATACGCATTACTTTATCCTTCGCAATTCTGCACGCAGTTCCGTTGCTCTTATACTGCGTTTTATTCCGTCTTTAAGCGTGGTTTTCGGACTAAAGCCGAGTGATTTTATTTTATCATTGCACAAAACATACGGTGTGGGTGATGACGGAGAAAATTCGGGTTCTTCTTCATCTTCTCTGTGAACGAACACTACAGAGAGATTTTTTTCGGGATTTGCCGATTTTGCAAGCTGTGCAAATTCCCGCATTGTCACATTTGCGTTATCGTTTGAAATGTTGTATGCCTCACCGCTTTTTCCGTTAAGCAAAATATCAATCAATGCCGAAACCGTGTCCGTCACATAGCAAAAGCTGAACTTTTCGCCACCGTTATCTGTAAGCATAATGCTTTGATTTTTTGCCGCACTGACAATCAGCTTTGCCCATTTTCTTTCATCGCTCATTCTGACACCGCCGAGTGTGGGGCAGGGACGGGCGATTTTTACATTCATACCGAACTTTTCGGCATAGCAAACAGCAAGTGTTTCGGCTGAACGCATATTTTGTGCGTATGCACTGTCGGCATCGGTCGGATCAAGATAGCCGAGGTCGTTTTCGGAAATGTTATTTTTACCGCTGAAAACCTCCCCGTAAACCATATATGAAGATACGAGCAGAACCGATTCGGCATTTGACTCTTTTGCATATTCAAGCACATTTGCAAAGCCCGAAGTGATTGTATCCGCAATTTCGGGATTACTGCAATCTTCCTCTGCAACCTCACACGGGCAGTTGCAGTATATTACAAAGTCGGCTCTTTCAATCTCCGGAAAGTTCTTTGACTCTCCGATTTCAACAACAAAATCTTTGCGGAGAGTAAGGTTGCCGAACTGCTTTTCGGCATCTTCACGGCTTTTTGCAAGGGTGATTACCCTTGTGTTGTTTTCAAAAAAATCATTGTCCTCAAGCAATGTGCATATAATGTAATATGCAATAAGTCCGTGACAGTCCGACACGAAAACAGTCTTGTTTTTTAACTGTTGAAAATTTATCCTGTTGTCTGCAATTTTTTTAATGTCCTCAAAAATTTCGGAGGGCAGATTGCCTTTTACGGTACAGTCCAT